CGTGAAATGGCCGAGGTTGTGGGTGTGAGTCACACTGCGGTGCGTGCGTGGGAGAACGGCGCAGCTCCGCGCGGGGAATCGCTCGGTGTGTATCGACGTCTGCTGGAGTCGTTGCGTGAGGCGATCGGAGACAGAACCGCGTGGTAGCCGTCGAGGTCGTCATGCCCCGCATTCACTGGGTGCCGGAACCGGCGGAGTCGCTAGGAGACAGGGCCGTCGAGTTCGCCCGCCGCATCGGCCTCACGCTCGACCCGGAGCAGGAACTCGTGCTCCGCGAAAGCCTCGGCGTCCGCGAGGACGGGAAGTGGCAAACCCGTGAGGTCGGACTCAACGTCCCCCGCCAGAACGGCAAAGGCGAAGTCCTCATCGCCCGCGAGCTGTTCGGGCTGTTCGAGCTCGGCGAACGGCTGATCATCCACACCGCGCACGAGTTCAAGACGTCGGCGGAGCACTTCAACCGGCTCGAGACCGTCGTCCGTGACTGCCCGGAGCTGCACGCGCTGGTGAAGCGACGCGAGTCCGGCCAGGTCGTCGGGTACAGGTACTCGCACGGTGAGGAGTCGATCACGTTGCAGGACGGCCGCCGCATCGAGTTCAAGACCAGGACGAAGTCCGGGATGCGCGGGTTCGCCGGCGTCGACCTGCTCATCCTCGACGAGGCCATGATCATCAGCGAGGCGGCGCACTCCGCGTCGATGCCGACCATCCGCGCGTCGAAGGCGGAACGCGGCCCGCAGCTCTGGTACACCGGCTCCGCGGTCGACCAGGAGATCCACGACCACGGCGTCGTGTGGACACGCGTCAGGGAGCGCGGGATCGCCGGGGATGATCCGGCGCTGGCGTACTTCGAATGGAGCATTGACGTCGAGCACCCGGACGACGTGTCCGACGAGATGGCCTTGGATCAAGACTTGTGGATGCGGGTTAACTTCGCGATCGGCCGCGGTCGGGTCACGCTCGAGCACATGGAGTGGGAGCGCCGCGCGATGAGCTTCCGCGGGTTCGTCGTCGAGTTGTTGGGCGCCGGTGACTACCCACCCACAGACGCGTCTGCGGATGTGCTGCTGTCGACGGAGGACTGGCACGCGGTCGAAGACCCCGGCTCGGTTCTGCTCGACCCGGTCTGTCTCGCGTTCGACGTCGCACCTGACCGCCGCACGTCGATCGCGGTCTCAGGCCGAAACGAGCAGGGTCTCCTGCACGTTGAGCTCGTCTCGAACGGTGCCGGCACCGGCTGGCTGACGCAGGCGCTCGAGCGGCTCTACCGGAAGCATGAGGTCGCTGAGATCGTCTGTGACGGGTATGGGCCGGCGGCGGCGATGGCCCGCAAGGCCGACGAGGCCGGGATCACCGTCCGCCGGCTGGACTCGAGCGAGTACGGGCAGGCGTGCGGGGCGTTCGTGGACGCGGTCGGCGAGTCGACCGTCAGGCACTTGGGGCAGCAGGAGGTCGACGCGGCGATCCGTGGTGCGAAGGCGAGGCCGTTGGTGGACAGGTGGGCGTGGTCTCGGACGAAATCGACAGTGGACATCTCGCCGCTCGTCGCTTGCACGTTGGCGTTGTGGTCGGCGGTCGAGAACGACGTCGGCGAGGTCAGCATCTGGTGAGCATCTGGCGTGACATCCGCGCTGGTGTGTCGCTGAAACGCACCGAGGGCGGCCCGCTCGAAGGCACCAACATCAGCCTCTACAACACCCAGATCCCCGACTGGCGGGCCGCGAACATCACCGGCGCCTACCCCTACGCCACCCCCGACCTCGCCTCACGCGTCTGGGTCGCCGAACGATGCATCCAACTGAACGCGCAACAGATCGCGTCGATGCCACTCAAGTTATCCATCGAAGGACAGGAGCCGGCGTGGATCTCATCCCCGGACCCGCACTGGTTCCCGAACGGCATCGGCGACGCACTCCACACGATCGTCGACCAGCTCTACGGGTGGGGGTTTTCCTGCCAGTACGTGACCGACTTCTACGCCGACGGGTTCCCGCGGACGTGGACGGTGCTCCCGTCGGGACGCATGAACATCCGGCAGGTCGAAGGCGACCGCGAGTACAAACTCGGCGAGGTGCTGCTCAACCCGCGCAGGGTCGTGCAGATCGACCGTGACCCGAGCACCAGCGTCCACGGAACCCCAGCCTTGCGCGCCTACGCGCAACAAGCTTGGGGCCTCATGGCCGCCGGGAACCAGTCAATGACGGTCAACCAGGGCGGCATCCCGTCCACGGTGCTGAAGTCGGAGCGGAAGCTGACGAAGGATCAGGCGGAAGCGCTCCAGGCGCAATGGATGACCGCCACGTCAGCCAGGAACGGCGCGCCACCCGTGCTGCCGCCTGAGCTGACGTTCGAAACGCTCAGCTTCAACCCCGCCGACCTCGCGTTGCTCGAGACGCAGGAGTTCAACGCGAAAGCGATCGCGACCGCGTTCGGCGTCCCGAGCGTCCTGCTCAACATGGCATTGGAGGGCGGGCTCACCTACCAGAACCCGGCGATGCTCGGCGAGATGTGGTGGCGGTTCGAGCTCCGCCCCGTCGCGAAACGAATCGCGGACGCGTTCACCGCGCAGATGCTCCCCCGCGGCCAGTGGGTGTGGTTCGACGCGGCCGACACGTTCGCGCCGCTGATCGAAGACGACTCGAGGGACGACCCGCAGCTTTCACAGGTGGCGAAGGCGAGCCCGGCGCAGCAGCCGTCGGCGCCGCTAACAGCGATTGGAGGTGGCGCTTGAGCGCACCCGACGAGACGGCGGCGTTCGCCGCCCACATGGTTGACCAGGAGCGGGCCGAGAGGCCCGTTTTGATTCGGCAGTTCGACGCGACCCTCACGCCCGGCGACGGGCGCACCGTAGACGTACGCGTCGTCCCCTACGGCACCCCCGCAACCGTCTCCGACGACGGCGTGACCACGTACCGTGAGCAATGGGACGCTGGCTGCTTCGACGACCAGCTCCGCGCCGCGAACCGCGTCGACGTGCTGTTGAACTTCGAGCATGAGCGCGGCATCGGCGGACTCGTCGGCCGCGGCGTCGCGCTTCGCACCGCCCCCGACGGGTTGCACGCGAGCTTCCGCCTGTTCGAGACTCAGGACGGCGACAAGGCGCTCGAGCTCGTCCGGGAAGGCGTCCTCGGCGGCGTCTCGTTGGAGGCGTACGCGAAGAAGTCCGTGCGCACCGCCGAAGGTGTCGTGCGGCGTGTGAAGGCGCACCTCGACAAGGTCGCGCTCTGCCGCCGCCCGGCGTTCGCCAGCGCGGTCGTGCTCGCTGTCCGTGAAGAAACCGTTTTCGACGAGGAGATGCTCCCCGTCCAGTTCAACCCCGACCTCGCCGCCAAACTGGAGCGGGCCGGGATCGCAGTACCCGCATCACTGAAGGCGCACCCCGCAAACACAGACACCCCCGCTCAGTCGGGCACCTCTGAAGGCGGCACCCGCCACGACGGAAGAACCCAATCCGAAGTGGAGGAAACGTCTGATGAGCACAACCCAGAGCGAGCTTAGGCTCGCCAGCCTGCTCGACGAGCGCGAGCAGAACCACAAGCTCCACGAGACCGTGATCGCGTCGGTGGAGGCGAGCGACACGAAGATGCCTTCGGAGTCGCAGACGGAGCAGATCACGATGTACCGCGAGAAGGCAGTCTCGCTGGACGCGGAGATCGACCAACTCGCCGAGGACGTCGAGCGGAACCGAAAGGCCGTCGAGGCGTCGAAGGCGATCCGCCGCGCCCTCGCCGGACGCGCCGAAGGCGTCGACGTCGACGACGACGGGATCGTGTACCGCACGATGGCGTCGTACGCCCGCGACGTGATCCTGACCGGGCAGGGCCGCGAGGTGTCGAAGATCGGCGCGCAGCTCGGAGCCGACTACGTCGAGTCGGCACGGGAACGGCTCCAACTCCTGAAGCGCACCCCGGCGAACACGCTGAGCTCGAACGTCGCCGGCCTCACGCCGGATCAGCACATCGCGCAGATCTTCCAGGTGATCCAGACCGAGCGGCCGATCGTCGCGTCCGCGCAGCGCACCACGCTCGAGCGCGGCACCCTCACCTACCCGGTCATCACCCAGCGGCCCGTCGTCGCGGTGCAGTCATCCGAGAAGACCGAGGCCGGCAACACAGGGATGATCATCGACATGGTCACCACGAACGCCAGCACGTATCTCGGCGGCGGAGATCTGTCGTGGCAGGCGATCAACTGGTCTACCCCGGACGCTCTCGAGATGTGGTTCCGCCTCGCCGCATCGGACTACGCGCTCAAGACGGAACAGGACGCCGCGCAGGCCGTCCAGCACTCCGGTTTCACCTACAACATCAGCTCGACGCTGGCGGCGCTGACCGACTTCAACGACGTTGTCACCGCCATCGCTGCGGGGGCCGGTGACGTGTACGCGAACTCGGGCCGGATGGCCGACACAATCTACATGGCCCCCAACGCTTTCTTCTCGCTTGCGGGGATCTCCGGGCCTGACAGCGCGAACTTCGTCAACACCGGCCTGTTGAACCTGTCGGCGCAGGGCGGCACTCTTGCCGGCCTCGCCGTGGTCGTGTCGCGCGGCATGGACACAGGCGTGATCGTCGTCGGCGATTCGGATGGGCTTCTCGTTGCGGAGACGGCCGGTGCGCCGGTCGAGCTCCGTGTGGTCGAGCCTGCGATCGGTGGTGTCGAGGTCGGCATCATCGGCGCGTTCGAGGCTGTCGTGGTCGATCCGGGCGCGTTCGCGATGATCACGACTGCGAGCTGAGTCATGGACGACGCCATCGGCATGAACGATGCGCTGACGGTGGCGCTGAGCCGTGGCCGGGCTGTGGACGACCGCATCCCGGTTACGGGTCACGTCCACGTCCAACTGTTCGGCCCCGACGGCGAACTGAAAACCGAGCGGCACACGTCAAACCTCGTCGTCGACGCCGGCGAGAACCACATCGCCGACCAACTCTCGAGTTCTCCCAGCGGCTCGGCGATGTCCCACATGGCGATCGGGACCGGCTCGACCGCCGCCGCGTTCGGCGACACGGCGCTCGGCGCGGAGACCGACCGCAACGCCCTAACGTCGAGGACGGACTCGGGGAACGTCGTCACCTACGTCGGGACGTGGAACGCCGGGGACGGCACGAACGCGGCGCTCCGCGAGGCCGGGATCTTCAACGCCGGCGCGGCGGGGACGATGCTCGCCAGGGCGGTGTACTCGAACATCGACAAGCAGGCCGGCGACTCGCTGGTTATCACGTGGACGGTCACGATCGGAACAGCGGGCGCCTAGTAGATGGCGGTTACCGCGTATGCGACCGGGACGCAAACGGCGACGGGCGGCGGCGTCGAGGACTTCCTCTCGTCG